CTGTATTGAGTTTGCTAGAGAACGATATCCATTGCTATATGAACATGGTGCTGGATCTAGTGAAGTTATCGGAGACGCTAAAGTTTATTATGATTTAGCTACTAATAAATATCTAACTGACTTTACACTTTATGACAATGCACCAAACATTAACAAGGCTGTTGAAAATGGAGCATTTGATTCACTATCAATTGCCTATTACATCACAGATTATACTTTTGATGATAATGATGCTCTAGTTGTAAATAAAGCACAGTTTAAAGAAATTTCTCTTGTTTCAGTACCAGCAGACCCTAACGCAAAATTTATTCAAAATGCTTTAGGCGAAGAACTCACAGAAGAACGTAACAAAATTATCGAAAGCCGTAACGCTTTGAAAGAAATTGAGGATATTAAAAAGAAATATGAATAAACCTGATTTAATTGAAAAGCAGAACCGCTTGGCAGAGCTTAAAGAAAATAACGTATCTTTAAAATCTCAAATTAGTGGTTTTGAAGTAAAAAATGCAATTGAAGACTTGCCAAAAGTACAAGAATTAGAAAAAACACTTTCAGAAAATTCGATTGAAATTATCAAAATTGAGAACGAACTTAACGCACAGGAAGAAAAACCAAAAGGAAAAGCTAAAATGACAAACTTTATTGAATCACAAAACGCTGTAACAGAATTTTTTGATGTATTGAAAAAGAACTCTGGAAAATCAGAAATTAAAAACGCTTGGAACGCAAAACTTGCTGAAAATGGTATAACTATCACAGACAAAACTTTTGAGCTTCCGCGCAAATTGGTTGAGTCAATCAACACAGCTTTGTTAAATACTAACCCAGTATTTAAAGTTTTCCATGTTACAAATGTTGGTGCTTTGCTCGTATCACGCTCATTTGATTCGTCTAATGAAGCACAAGTCCACAAAGACGGACAACAAAAAACAGAGCAGGCAGCTACACTCACTATTGACACTCTTGAACCTGTAATGGTTTATAAATTGCAATCACTTGCTGAACGTGTTAAACGACTTCAAATGTCATATTCTGAACTTTACAACTTGATTGTAGCAGAACTTACACAAGCTATTGTTAATAAAATTGTTGACCTTGCGCTTGTTGAAGGAGACGGAACAAACGGTTTTAAATCAATCGAAAAAGAAGAAGACGGCAAAAAAGTCAAAAAGATTACTACAAAAGCTAAATCAGCTGGCAAAACTCCATTTGCTGACGCTATTGAAGAAGCGGTTGACTTTGTTCGTCCTACTGCTGGACGTCGTTATTTGATTGTTAAAACGGAAGACCGCAAAGCCTTGTTAGATGAGTTACGACAAGCGACTGCTAACGCTCACGTTCGTATTAAAAATGATGATACTGAAATTGCGTCTGAAGTTGGAGTAGATGAAATTATTGTCTACACAGGTTCTAAAGCACTCAAACCTACTGTATTAGTAGACCAAAAATATCACATTGATATGCAAGACCTTACTAAAGTTGATGCCTTTGAATGGAAAACTAATAGCAACATGATTTTGGTTGAAACACTAACAAGCGGACACGTTGAAACTTATAACGCTGGTGCAGTAATTACAGTAGCATAAGAATAAAATGGAGGGAATAAATGATAGATTATATTAAGGTCTATTGTGGTATTCCGATTTTAGTAACAGCTTATGATAGTAAACTTATCTTATTCCGTTCAATAGCTATCAAATTGCTAGAAAAAAATGGTATTAAAGCTGACGAAACAAGTGTATTAGTGAAAGAATTTATCTCTTGTTATTGTCGGCTTAATATTGTTGATGAACCAGCAGAACAATGGCGAAATGCTGAAATGAAACGTTTGGCTTCTTTGCAAGAGTTAATGTATTATGGAGGTATTTAATGATATTCTCACAAGTTACATTACAGGTAGAAACGACTGTTAAGAAGAAGAACGGTGCAGAAGCTAATGTTATAAAGCCTATCGTTTTACCAGCAGTTAAACAGAGAATTAATCAGTCAAGACTTGATGAGTTTTCTATGATTGGACTAGGTAAAAATGTAAGATACGAGCTTAACGGAATCGGAGAAATGGAAGACTTGATTTTCAACTATTTCTTGAGCGAAAAAGGCGAAACTTTCAAGCGTACAACATGGGAAAGAAACCCTAAGAATAACAAGATGATTTTAGAGGGGGTCGTAAGTAACGGACTATGAACGAATTTGATTCTTATATAGATTGGTACAACAATTTACTTACAATGCCTTTAAATGACGTTATTTTAGGCGTTAAGGACACGATAGAAGACAAGACGGTATATTTATCACTAAGTGATTCAAAGGTGCTTAAAATGGATAATACGAGCTTTGTCATGGGCTACTATTATCAAGTTGTTTTATCTGTTAAAGATGTTGATGATGAACTTGTCGGACTTGTCGGAAATGTTTTGCAAAACGGTTGGAATATGACAAACTGGTCAGAAAACAGTCATTTGTACAATTATACTGGAACTGTTTATTTACCTTGTGGTGCAGGTGGTCAAGCATGGCAATGAATTTACTTAATACATCAAGCATAGCTAAAGAAATGCAAACTAAAGTAACAGAACGCATGGGCGATTGGTTTGAAGCAGAGTTTAAGGCGAAGGCAAATAGCGCAAGCCGAAGAACTAGGTTAATCAGAAGTCATGGTCATACCTATACTTATGCAAGATATCAAAATACTGGGCAATTGTCAGGAAACTTAAAGCAAGTTAAAAAAGGCGATAAAGTAGTAATAAACGCAGGGACTAGAGCTAATTACACTAGCGGTTATCATGGCATGTATTTCTTAGTTGAAGAAAAAGGTATGCAAGACGTCAAAACAACATTGAAAAAAGGCGCTAATTATGCAAATTCAATAAAATTATAGAAAAGAGAAAAAATGAAATTAGATTATAATTCACGTGAGATTTTCTTTGGGAATGAAGCTCTAATTGTAGCTGATATGGTCAAGGGAAGAAACGGAAAACCAGAGTTCACTAACCATAAAATTGTAACTGGTTTAGTGTCAGTTGGATCAATGGAAGACCAAGCGGAAACTAACAGCTATCCAGCTGACGATGTACCAGACCATGGAGTGAAAAAAGGTGCTACCTTACTTCAAGGAGAAATGGTATTTATTCAAACAGACCAAGCGCTTAAAGAGGATATTTTAGGTCAACAAAGAACAGCAAATGGCTTGGGTTGGTCTCCTACTGGTAATTGGAAAACGAAATGTGTTCAGTACCTAATTAAAGGGCGCAAACGTGATAAAGTTACAGGAGAGTTTATTGACGGTTACCGTGTAGTCGTTTATCCAAATTTGAGACCAACAGCAGAAGCTACAAAAGAATCAGAAACAGATTCAGTAGACGGTGTAGACCCTATCCAATGGACTTTGGCAGTTCAAGCAACTGATTCAGATATTTATCTAAATGGAGACAAAAAAGTTCCTGCTATTGAATATGAAATTTGGGGAGACCAAGCAAAAGACTTTGCAAATAAAATGGAAGCCGGCTTGTTCATCATGCAACCTGACACGGAATTGGCTGGTACTGTTACATTAATTGCTCCAGTTATTCCAAATGTTCAAACGAAAACTAAAGGGGGTAATGACGGAACAATTGTTTTACCGGCTATTTTGAAAGATTCTAAAGGTCGCGATGTAAAAGTATCCGCAGTAATTAAAGATGTAAAAGGAAATGTTGCAACAAACAACGAACTTGCTCCTGGCGTTTATATCGTTACATTCTCCGCTGAAGGTTATCCAGATGTTTCGGTAGGTGTCGCTGTAACAGACAAACCCTAGTGTGCCCGACGGGGCTAACCACGTAGCGTTTGCATATAGCGCAGACGGAAAAGATAGATTCACGACCGTTTGGCACAACTTGAATTTATTAGACGGTACTAAAGATTTTAGTGGATATTGGTATAATGGAGAACATTGGACAAACGACGGAACATATAAAGGCTTAACTGTTAAAAAAAGACATGGCACCGGTAAGGGGATTTATAAAATTTTTACAGCACCAGCTGACGGAACGTACACATTTTCAGCATATTTTAAAAGTTCAGGTAGAGGGAAAATTGTTAGACGTTGGGTAAACACTAATGGAACAGACGGTAAAGGTACAATAGATTTAGACTCAAATATTGATTGGGCGAGAGATACTTTTACAGCTCCTATGAAAACTGGGGACAAAGTATTTGTTAGATATGAGATTACCTCTGGCGATGGGTTAGATATATGGACTGCTGGTCATAAATGGGAAGAGGGTTCAATCGCAACTCCTTGGATGCCTTCATTTAGTGAAGTAACACCCGAAGATTATCCAAGCTATATCGGAACATATACTGACAATGATTCAAGCGAACAAAGTACAGATCCAACAAGATATACTTGGAAAAAAATAGTAGAATAAGTAAAGGAATATATATAAAATGGCAAAACAATTGAGCACAGCACGTAAATTTAAAATGATTACAGGTAAAGACCTTTTTCAACAACAAAAGGCAATGGATACAGAACTTAAAAAAGAAGACGGAGAAATTACTGATGTAATGGAGTTCGTTCAATATGGTTTATACTTGGCTCTTTTTCAAGCTAACATTGTAAAAGCTAAAAGCGACTTTGCAGACTTTCGTTCTAGCTTTGAGTTCGATACTGACGGTAAAGGACTTAAAGAACTTGTCGAACTGTGGCAGAAAGAAATTTAATGAGCTGAAAGGACTGTAAATGATTTTAAAACATGCAATTAGATACTTAGAACTAACTGGTTCGGACTTTATTACAGATTTAAAAGACTTTGCAGACTTACAAAATTCTTTTGTCGCTGGTTATATTCCTGATGACTTTACAGAGCAAATGGAGAGCTTTACAGACAAGTTGTTGATACTTTGGGTAGATTGTAACGGAGGACTGCAAAACGCATTAGACGACAAAACAGAGATTCCTACAACTAACGAGTTAATTAATATCTTCTGTAAAACTGTTTTTATTAAAGAAAAAGAGGAAACGGAAGACGATATGGTCTTCTTTTCTTCTAGTTCAGTGATTAAGAAAAAGAAAGATACTGTAAAGGAAAATAAAACTTTAGAACTTTTGACTGTTTTAGGCAATAATGAAATTGATATAACACAGTTCATGGAAATGGAACTAGAACTTGTTTATAAATTAATCGAACTTATTGCAGAGAAGAAGAAAGAGGAAAAAGAAAAAGAGAAAAGTCGTAAAAGAAAGGGTATGTAATGGCAAGTAATGCAACATTTGAGGTCGAGATATACGGTAATACCACGAAGTTCGAGAACTCACTTAAAGGCGTTAATACCGCGATGTCAGGGCTTAGAGGAGAAGCTAAAAACTTACGTGAAGCTCTAAAACTTGACCCAAAAAATACCGATAAAATGGCGCAATTGCAGAAGAACTTACAAACGCAGTTGGGCTTATCACGTGACAAAGCAACAAAATTAAAAGAAGAACTTTCTAATGTTGACAAAGGTACGTCAGCAGGTCAAAAGAAATGGCTACAACTTACTAGAGATTTAGGAACAGCAGAAACACAAGCTAATAGGTTAGAGGGCGAAATAAAGCAAGTCGAGGGTGCTATTAGTTCAGGCTCTTGGAACATTGAAGCTAAAATGGACACTAAAGGCGTTAATAGCGGAATTGACGGTATGAAGTCACGCTTTAGCGGTCTTAGAGAGATTGCTATTGGTGCATTCAGGCAAATTGGTGCAAGTGCTGTTAGTGCTGTCGGTAATGGCTTAAAAGGCTGGGTATCTGACGCAATGGATACTCAAAAAGCCATGATTTCATTGAAGAACACAATGAAGTTCAAAGAAAATGGTAAAGATTTTGACTATGTAAGCAAATCTATGCAGAATCTTGCTAAAGATACAAATGCAAATACTGAAGATACTTTAAAACTTTCAACAACGTTCATTGGTTTAGGAGATGACGCCAAAACGGCAGTTAGTAAAACGGAGGCATTAGTAAAAGCTAACCAAGCATTTGGCGGTACTGGGGAAGACCTAAAAGGTGTGGTTCAGGCTTACGGTCAAATGTCGGCAGCTGGTAAAGTTACGGCTGAAAACATCAATCAGCTAACAGATAATAACACAGCTCTTGGTTCAGCACTTAAATCAACCGTTATGGAAATGAACCCAGCTTTAAAACAGTATGGCTCGTTTGCAGAAGCTAGTGAAGCAGGTGCAGTATCTGTTGGAATGCTAGATGAAGCTATGCAGAAACTTGGTGAAGCAGGTGGTGGAGGAGTAACTACTATTGGTGACGCTTGGGATAGTTTCAATGAAACATTATCACTAGCATTACTTCCTACACTTGACGCTTTAACTCCTATTATTAGTGGTTTAATTGATAAAATGGCAGGTTGGGGTGAAATTGCTGGTAAAGCTGTATCAAATGTAGTTAAGTATTTCCAAGACTTGTTCAAACAGTTACAACAAAATGGTGCGATAACTCAATTTTCTGCTATATGGGATAATCTAAAAAGTGCGTTCGGTTCGGTAATTGGAATTATTGGTAACCTTATAAAATCTTTTGCTGGAGTTGATGAATCTACTTCAAAAAATTCGACTTCTGTTGAAAATGTAGCAAACACAATTTCTTCACTTGCTAATAAGTTCGCTGATATCACGAAAAAAATTGCTGACTTCATTGGTAAAATTAGTAAAAGCAAGAAAGCAATGGATAAAATAAAAGTAGCTTTAGTTGCTTTTGCTGGTGCTTTCGCAGCTTTAAAAGTCATTAATGGAATTGTTAAGGCGATTGAACTTTATAATAACATAGTTAAAATTGGAACAGCTATACAAGGTGCTTTCAATGCTATAATGGCTATAAACCCATTCGTGGCTCTTGGTATAGCGATCGCAGCCATTGTTGCTGGTTTAGTTTATTTCTTCACTCAAACCGAAACAGGTAAAAAGGTTTGGGCTAGTTTCGTAGACTTCTTAAAGAGTGCATGGGACGGAATAGTTTCGTTCTTTAGCGGTATCGGACAATGGTTTGCTGATATATGGAACGGAGTAGTTGACGTATCAAAAGGTATTTGGCAAGGCTTAGTTGATTGGTTTAGCGGAGTTGTGCAAGGTATTCAGGGCGCTTGGGATGGCATGATTGAATTCTTTACTAACTTATGGACGACCATTACAGGCGGTATTAGTACAGCTTGGGGTAGTGTTGTAGAGTTCTTTACAACTCTTTGGACTAACATATCAAATATAACCACAACTGTTTGGACTACTATTACTACTTTCTTGGGTACAATAGTTACATCTATCATGAACTTTTTCAGTCCATTAATTCAATTTTATCAAAGTTTATGGAATTTAATTTTCTCAATCATTAATTTGGTTATTAAATTAATTCTAGCTGGTATTCGTGGGCTTGTCCAAGGTATTGTAGCTTTATGGAATGGTTTAATTGGAGTTGTAAAAACCGTATGGAATGCTATTTTAGGTTTTATTAAAGTAGTTATATCTGGAATTCAAAGTGCTATGCAAGTCATGTGTAACTTCATCAACGGAATATGGACGGATATCAAAAACTTCTTTACTCCTATTTTTCAAACTATTGGAAACTTTGCGGGGCAAGTTTTTCAAGGTATCTCAACTGTTGCTAGTTCAGCATGGAGTAATATTCAAGGTGTTTGGAGCGCTGTAACTGGATTCTTTAGTAGAGTATTCAATACAGTTAAAAGTGTTGTATCAAGTACATTTAGTGCTTTTGGTGTCTTTGCTAGTAACGCTTGGAACGTAATAACAGGAGTATTTAGTTCAGTTAGCTCATGGTTTGGTGGTGTATTCAATTCATCTAAGGAAGCAGTAAGTAACGTACTTGGAGCTTTAGGAGATATTGCTAAAGGGGCATGGGACTCTATAACGAAAGTATTTAGTGGCGTTTATGACTTCTTTGCTGGCGCATTTGGTGGAGTCAAAGATTTAATTGACGGTATTCTAGATGGTATTTCAGGAACTTCGGATACAATCAGTGGAGCAGTTGACGGAGCTAAAGGCATTTTGCAAGGCTTAGTTGATTGGTTCAGCGGAATTGTGCAAGGTATTCAAAATATTTGGAACGGAATAAAAGGGTTCTTTACTACCTTATGGACAACTGTTGTTGCTGGTATTCAAAAATCATGGGCAGGAGTTACAGGGTTCTTCACAGGGCTATGGGACAGAATAGCAAATGTTGTTAAAACTGTATTTAAAACTATCGCAACTTTAGTGACAGGTGCTTATAACTGGTTCGTTAAAACTTTTCAGCCTTTAATTAGTTTTTATAAATCTATATTTAATTTAATTGGTTCGATAATCAACTTAGCTTTTCAACTTATCTTGGCTGTAATTCGTGGTGCTTATAAATTAGTTCTTAACGCATGGCAAGGCCTATCAGCTTGGTTTAGCGGAATATTTAATGTTGTTAAGTCAGTAGTTTCAACAGCATTTAGTGCAATTGGTAGTTTTGCTTCTAGTGCTTGGGGAGTAGTTTCATCAATATGGAGTGCTGTAACTGGGTTCTTTAGTGGAATATTCAATACAGTCAAAAGTGTTGTATCAAGTGTATTTAGTGCTTTAGGCGGTTTTGCTAGTAACGCTTGGAACGCAATAACAGGTGTATTTAGTTCAGCTGGTTTATGGTTTGGTGGTGTATTCGATTCAGCTAAGAGAGCAGTAAGTAATGCGCTTGGAGCTTTAGGAGATATTGCTAAAGGAGCATGGTATTCAATTACAAGTGTATTTAGTGGTGTTTATGACTTCTTTGCTGGAGCATTTGGAGGGGTTAAGAATTTAATTGACGGTATTCTAGGTGGTATTTCAGGAACTTTGGATACAGTTAGTGGCGTAGTTGATGGATCAAAAGGTATTTGGCAAGGCTTAGTTAATTGGTTTAGCGGAGTTGTTCAATCCATTAAAAACATTTGGAACGGAATATCAACATTCTTTACTACCTTATGGGCAACTGTTGTTACTGGAATTAAAACAGCATGGGCTGGAGTTACAGGGTTCTTCACAGGTCTATGGAATGGAATAGTAAATGTTGTTAAAACTGTATTTACAACTATCGATTCTTTAGTGACAGGAGCTTATAACTGGTTTGTTACTACCTTTAAACCTTTAATTGGTTTTTATAAATCTATATTTGGCTTAATTGGTTCAGTAATTAATTTAGCGTTCCAACTTATCTTGGCTATAATTAGAGGTGCTTATCAATTAGTTATCGGCGCATGGCAAGGTTTATCAGGTTTCTTTGGTGGAATATTTAATGCTGTTAGTTCAATAGCTTCAACAGTATTTAGTGCTATTGGTAGCTTTGCTGTTTCAGCTTGGAATGTACTGATTGGAACATGGAATGCAGTAGCTGGGTTCTTTGGTGGAATATTCAACGCTGTTAGTGGAGTTGTATCGAGTGCTTTCAGCGCTTTTGGAAGTTTTGCTTCTAGTGCTTGGGGAGTTGTTCAGTCAATATGGAATACTGTTATAAGCTTCTACGCCGGAATATTTAATGGTGTTAAAAATGTTGTAGCAAATGTCTTTAGTGCACTAGGTAACTTTGCTGGGAATGCTTGGAATTCAATAAAAAATGTATTTAGTGGTATTGGCGGCTTCTTTAGTAGAGTATTTGAGGGTGCTAAAAACATAGTTAGCGGAGTATTCGACGCTCTTGGCGGCTTTGCTTCAAATGCTTGGAACTCAATAAAAAATGTATTTAACGGAGTCGGTAGCTTCTTTGGTGATATATTCAATGGTGCTAAAAATATAGTTAGCGGAGTATTCAGTGCTATCGGTAGCTTTGCTGGGAAAGCTTGGGAATTCATTAAGTCAATATGGAATACTGTCATAAGTTTCTATGCTGGAATATTTAATGGTGTTAGAAATGTTGTAGCAAATGTCTTTAGTGCCATTGGTAACTTTGCTTCTAGTGCTTGGTCAAGAATCTCAGGTGTATTCAATGCAGTTGGTAGTTTCTTTAGTGGAGCTTTCGGCGGTGCAAAAAGTGCAGTTAGTGGAGTATTCAGCACCTTTGGTGACTTTGCTTCAAATGCTTGGTCAAAAGTTTCAGGTGCCTTTAACGGAGTAAGTAGTTTCTTTAGTAAAACGTTCAATGGTGCAAAAGACGCAGTTAGTAGAGTATTTAACGCTTTTGGTGAATTTGCTTCAAATGCTTATGACGAAATAACAGGAGTATTTAGTGGGCTTGGTAGTTTCTTAACGCAGTCAATTGAAGCTATCAAACAGTTATTTTCTGGTTTAGGTACTTGGTTTAGTGAGTTATGGACTTCTATAATCGAGGTCACAAAAACTATATGGAGCGGAATAACAGAGTTTTTTAGTGGATTATGGAATGGAATAGTCACAATTGTAACTTCCGCTTTCACTACAATAGCTAGTGCAGTAACAGGTGCTTATAATTGGTTCGTTACAACTTTCAGACAATTAATTAGCTTTTATCAATCTATATTCAATTCAATAGAATCTATCATTAGCTTGGCTTTCCAAGATATATTAGCCATAATCCGAGGTGCTTATCAATTAGTTATCGGCGCATGGCAAGGTTTAAGCTCTTGGTTTGGAGGAATATTTAATGCTGTTAGTTCAATAGTTAGTGTAGTATTTAGTGCTATTGGTAGCTTTGCTGTTTTAGCTTGGAATGTACTAGTCGGAGTATGGAGTGCAGTAACTGGATTCTTTAGCGGACTATTTAACGCTGTGAGTGGAGTCGTATCTAGTACTTTCAGTGCAATCGGAAGTTTTGCCTCAAGCGCTTGGGGAGTAGTTTCATCAGTATGGAGCGCAATTACAGGTTTCTTTGATAGAATATTTAATTCGGTTCGTGGTGTAGTTAGTGGAGTATTCAGTGCTTTTGGTAGCTTTGCTTCTAATGCTTGGGGAACAATTTCAGGTGCCTTTAACGGAGTCGGTAACTTCTTTAGTAGAGTGTTCAATGGTGCAAAAAGTGCAGTTAGTGGAGCATTCAGTTCTTTTGGAGAGTTCGCCTCAAATGCTTATGATGCAATAACAGGAGCATTTGAAGGGCTTGGTAGCTTCTTTAAAGGAATATTCGGAGGAATCAGTAGCACGATAAACAGCGTTCTTGGTGGTGTTACAGGCACGATTGACAAAATATCAGGAGCTATTAACGGTATCGCTGGGAAACTTGGCGGAATGTTTAAAGGTTCTATGGTGGTAGGGTTAACAGATGTTAATTTATCTTCTAGCGGTTACGGTTTGAGTACGAACAGCGTATCAAGCGACAATAGAACATATAACACATTCAACGTACAAGGCGGTGCTGGTCAAGATGTTTCTAACTTAGCACGAGCAATCAGACGAGAATTTGAATTAGGGAGGGCTTAATGGTAAGACAGTACAAAATACATACCAATTTAGACGGAACAGATGATAAAGTTTGGGACGTTACAAATGGAAAAGTTAGATTTTACCAGCCCTCTAATTTAGGGTTACAATCAACTAATAATATTTGGCAAAGTAACGGTGTCGGAGTAATGGGAACACGCTCAATCACTCAACCTCAAATAGAGTTCAAACTAGAAACGTTTGGCGAAAGTTTGGAAGAAAACTATCAACTAATGAAAGACTTCATAAACGATATTCTTAAACAAAAATTCGTTACACTTGAATATCAAACAGAGATTTTTCAGGTATATGCTGACTTAGCTTTAGCAGAAGTTACTAAAACAGAGGGTTACGGCAAAAATGGAACTTTCAGCGAAAAGATAACTTTTGATATAATTACAAAGTGGTACACTTACGAAAATCTAACTTTTGACATGATTAAAAATGGTGAAGTTATCGCTGGTAAGTCTAAAGTTTATGGTGGAACAGCACCAGGAAACTATAAATATGTCAAAGGAACTTCTTACACTTATTATGGAGAAAGCAATATAGACCGTTTAAGTCGTTGGGATATAAAAGATGAAATATTTAGTTTTATGGGAATATTATATCCGCAACTTCCTAAAACACCTGCTGGAATTAGGTTTTTAGACGATATTGGAAATGAATATACTGCGATTGTGTTTAAGACGGAACAGGTACAGAATTATATTTTAATCAATACAGATGTAAATGATGAAATTTATCAAGGCTGGAACGGAACGACTGCTCTAAATTTATTCCCTGTAATGGACTTCGAGCGATATAGAACTCGTATAATTGAAAAAGGTCAAATGGAGCTAATCAATTTAAGTAAGGCAGAGTTTAAAATCAAGAGAAAGGCGGACTTCGTTTAATGTTAGAAGCTAATGTTTATGATAACTTTAACCCTAACTACTATAATATATCTGATTTTAATCTTCCTAACGGTAAAAAGGACAAAAGAGGGCTACCAATACCAAAGGCAAGATGTCAAGTTATTAACTATGAATTGTGGGAAACAGGTTATCTTTACACTTCATCGGCTACATTGACCGTTTCGGTAGAAGTTGGCGATATTGTTCAAATTCTATTTCCTGAAGTTGTTCCAATCGAGGAAGCTCTAGGTAAAAAGAAAAAGCTGAATTTAGATATGGTTTATCTTGTAACAAGTGTAGATGAAGGCAACAAAGCTACATTAAAGAACTATTTTTGGGCAATGATTGAAAGCTTAGATGTTCCAAACGCAATAACTAAAACGACAAACGCTGCTATCATTGACTATTTGATTGACCCTAATAAGAATGAGTTAATGAGCTATGGTTATTTCTTTAATTCAAGTATTTTCGCTGGGAAGGCTACAATTAACCGAAAAGCGGAAACTTCATCAGCTCATGACGTAGCTAAGAGGATATTTTCCAAGGTTCAATTCCAACCAACTACAACCATTCAACATGCTTCATCTGAAACAGACCCTAGAAACTTGTTGTTTATTAACTTTGCCTCAAGAAACTGGAATAGAAGTAGAATAACGACAAGGGTAGATATTAAACAAAATGTAGCAATGGACACGGAAACAATAGTAGAACGTTCAGCTTATAATTTTGCAGTCGTGTTCGTTAAAAGCTCAAATACAGACGACTATAAAGACCCTCCTAAAATGTATACAGCCAAAAACAACGGCGATGTCATTGATTATAGCACTTATCATGGAGACGGAACAGACTTGCCAGATGTAAGAACAGCTAAAACATTGTTTTATGATAGAGATGACCACGGAAACCCTCCTGATATATCTACTATTAAGGCTGAAATTTCTCCCTCCACGATCGTTACAAGGTTAATCTTTAATCAAAATGAACTTTTGCCTTTATATGTTAATGACTTGGTCGATGTTTGGTACGAAGGAAAACTATATTCAGGATATATAGCAGACAGAGTTAAAACAGAGTTCAATGATAGACTTATTTTCGTAGAAAGTGGAGACAAACCAAATGTTATATGAGTATGTAGCTACTTATGGCGACAAGTATAGAATAGATAGCTTCACAGGGTGCAGAGAGCTACGTAAAGACCACTTAGAGTTATTGAATGGTAAAGTGTACTATAATAGTAAAAACTCTCTTAGAATCGAAACTACGCTCTTGTACGAAGTCGGCCAATTTGTATCAATTGGTGGTTATCCTTATGGCGGTAGAAAATTTAGATTGTTGGAGCTATCAATTACTGATAACCCAGTTTTAGATAAAGCGAAGATAATTTCAAGAAAGGTTAAAAATGACAATTAAAAATTTCACGTTTTTCAGTCAAAACGGTACAGAGTTCCCAGTCGGTTCTAATAATGACGGAAAACTATACATGATGTTGACAGGAATGGACTATGGAACGATTAGGCGCAAAGACTGGACAAGTCCGTTAAATACAGCTCTTAACATTCAATATGTTAACACATCAATCATTGCAGGCGGGAGGTATTTTGAACTATTAAACGAAACAGTAGCTTTAAAAGGAGATTCAGTTAATTACATTCATGCAAATATTGACTTAACTCAAACCGCTAGTCCTGTCAGTTTATCAGCCGAAACCGCAAATAATAGCAACCGTGTTGATATAAACAACGGCCCTGGCGTTTTGAAAGTTTGTTTTGATGTTGTTGTAACTTCAGGAACTGGAGTAACAAGCACTCAACCAATTGCTCAGACTAGTGCTTTAGATAGTATTTCTGCAAATAATATATCACTTAAAGGTTCAATCTATGTTCCAGCTCAAATGTCGACAGTCCAAACCGCTCCTGGTTTGCAATTGCAACTTACTAAAAAGAACGATGATTTAGTAATTGTTAGATTCCTTGGTAGTGTGTCAAATATAAAAAAAGGACAAATGATGTCTAGAACGTGGGTAGATAAACCATTTCGTCCATCTGTTGTTCAAAGTCTTATTGGTCATCTTGTTGGAAGAGATAGCATTTTCCATATTGACATAAACCCAGATGGTAGTATTACTTGGTGGGGGGAAAATATTGGTAGTAACCCTTTGTCGTCACGTGGTAACGCAAGCTACTTTATTAAATAACAAAATAGAAAGCAAAACAAAATGGTAACTAGAATGATTTTAATAACTATCTTAATTTTGGCGATTCTTTTCGCTACGTGGGTCAAAGATAGAGAAGAGATGAACCCACCTCTTGGACGTAGACTTGTAATTGATTTAACGGTTGTCTTCGCGCTATGGGTTTTGTATGCAGTATTTTACTTTACACAAACACCCTCAACTTCTGATATCGCCAAAACTGTGATTAACGTAGGCTTATTGTACTTCGTAGGACAATTTATTTATTTAATCGCAAAAATTAGCCCTATGTTTGACGGTTTGGTTAAACTTATCAAAAAGAATGGTGTAAGTGTTCCTGAAGCAGAAGAAGACCAAACGGAGGATAAAAAAGAATGAATATAACTAATGCTGGTGTACGTGGGCATAATCCTACTGGGGTTGTAATTCACAATGACGCTGGCTCAAACGGTGCTAACGCTGGCTTCTACAACAACTGGTTAATTAATCATAACCCTGAAAATGGCTTTGCTCATGTTTATATTGGAAATGACGGACGATTACAGGCTTCTGACTTCTCTAATATGGCATGGCATTGTGCTAACTCATACGGTAATGCAAATTATGCCAGTTGGGAAGTATGCCAATCAGAGGGCGATTTGAACCAGTTCTTGATGAATGAACAAGCAGTATTAGATGACGTAGCCAAGTATATGAAACAATGGGGACTAACTCCTAATCATAACACTGTGAAGCTACATCAAGAGTTGTCATCTACTTCATGCCCTAGACGTTCCGTAGAGGTACATGGTGGCTCGGTAGAGAGTTGTCGCTCATACTTTATCGCAGAACTAAATAAGCGCCTTACAGGTCAAACTGGGGGCTCTAACAACAACAAAACAGAAAGTGGAGAAATTGAAATGTTCCTAATTAATTGTAAAGACACTAAAAATTGGTATGTATGCAATGGAGTATCAGCACGACATATTAAAACAATTCGTATGCTTGGCAGTTTCCAAGGTAAATTTGGAGCTATTAAGTTACCAGAAACAGTTATGTATCAAAAGGAATTTGAAGCAGAATATGGAAAAGTAAACTAATAAAAAAAGACCACCTTAATTGGTGGTTTTTCTTTTGTAATTGAAGATATCCTACTTTAAAATTTTGGCGGTTCGTGTCGTTGTGGTATTTCAACTTTATCAAATTCGCCATTTTTAATGTAAAAACTATTCTTTTTATATAGTTCTTCTAGCTCTTTGTTCCATGACTTGTAATAGTTCAATAAGTCTACCGAATTTTTTAATTCATGCAAAGCTATTTGTTCTAAGTGATTACCAATTAATCTTAATATAAACCATTGTGCGCCTTGTGTTTCTTCTTTTTTCATGCCATACTCTTTTCTATGCTTAAATTGCTTACTTGTTCAATAGCTTCAATAATGTTATTGCCAACATTTATTAGAATTTCATCGCTTACAGTTACGTTCTTTCTTGAAAATAGTTCGCTCTCAATCTTCATAAAGTGCATTGCTTTAGCTAAAAATTGAGCTGATGATTCATAATATAATGTTTCCATTTCATCATCTGAAAGCTGTGTTAAGTCATCATTAGCAAAAGTTGTGAGTTTTCGCTTAATCTCTTCACCTTCATCATTTTCTTCTATGTAATAACGTTTCATCTATTCATTCCTTTAATTTCAAATTTTTCAATAATATACCTTTTAGAGCCAAGCTCAAGGCTCACTAGATAATTATTAAAAGGGTCATTTTTGTTCAAGTCATTAGCAATATTTCTAGCTGTTTGCTGTGGATATTTTGACCTATTTATTTTACTTGTATAATTGTGTAAGATTATCTCATTGCCTCCCTTTGCATTCTACGCTTCAAACGTTGCTTATATAGATATTCTTTGCTTGGCTTTAAACTAGCCAATAACTCATCTAGTAAGTCAAACGCGTCTCCGTTATCTCCTACGCTATCAATTTTTTTAAGTGTAAGCTCGTGCATTTCATCATCATTGAAAAACATAGTAAGATAAGGGAACGCTACGGTATGCGGTAAACTCAAGCGTGATTGAGTTGTATGTAAATTAGGCCGTGTACCTGTCTCATCTTTAATTTTTAACTCAAGTTGATTCATTCCGATACATTGCTCTTTTAGTACGCTAGTGATTCTTTCATATAATTCTTCGTTTGTCATTATCCAATTACTCCTGTTTTTATGTTTAGTCTTTGCTGACTTGATAAGTGATACAAGTTACACCACTTACAATGATAAGCTCTAACTGGTATCTTACAATCTTTCTTTTTCCTATGTTGGGCATTAACTATTGAATATAAAGCGCCCATTTTTGTGTATTTGCGTTTTTTACACATATTATTCACTAGCTTTCTTAATCATTACTTGCTTATGAGTCATAGTAGTTCCTTCAAGCGTATCACTTTGGATTTCTCCTTGTTTAATAAACCCTTTTTGTTCTAATCGAATTACTTGTTTTGTTAATCCTTTTAATGTAAAAGCTGTTGCTACTTTAATTTTGTCCTTAGGTTTTCTGTTAAATAATTTCATTTGTTTTTTCACCAAAACTTTCTATTTTCATGTCTTCGTAATTAATTATCAAAAACACTCCATTCATTTATCGTAAATAATTCAAAGCCATTTAGCTTACTTTGTTTTTCAATTTCAACTTGATTTCTATCTAGGTCTACCAACAGTTCAATTACAGGTCTACCGAATGTAAACCAACCAAGAACTGTATTAGTTTTAAGTCCGAAATACTTAGCACATTGAGCCTTACAGCTAAAGTGTAGCTCTTCTTCCGTCGTAGGGTTATAAGCTACTACCTTTATAGCTTTTTGTAGTGCCACTGTTTAATCTCCTTTCTATAAGACTATGATATCAAAAAAAGTTCACGCTGTCAAGCATAAACTATTTTTAATTATTTTATTCCTTCCCAGCGTTCAAAATCATCAGCTAGTTCTTGTATAAAGCCCATAATATCGTCAGTAGTGTACTCTGTAAGCTCATTCTCGTTACTTAAGTTAGCAAGTTCTCCTGCATAGTCTAAGGCCTTGCTACGGTCTTTGCCGTAGCTTTCACCCTCTTTCTTGCCAGCTCTCACTAGATACTTCAATACCTGCATTGTATACCACCCTACAAGATCTTCGTAGTTAAAATTATGTTTCAAGTATTCGTTAAGTTCTACACCGTATTCGTTGGTATAGTGCTTATTTTCTTTTAAGTTCATTTAGATGTTACCTCCAATCCATGTAATAAGCAACGTCGCAAGCACACCTATCCAAGTGATAGCGATAAGTGTAAAGCCGACACCTGCAACCATCATTAAAGTTTTTACTGTATCTTTCATTTTGTTCTCCTCTATTTATAATTACATTCTATCAAATTGCTTTCGCTTTGTCAAAAATTAACTGTTTTTAACCATAAATAATTTCTCACATTTATCATTTCTTCTCATCTAACTTAAGCATTAAGATTCCTTGTCTTTCTAATTTGATATAATTTATTCCATTTTTCTATAAGTTCCAGTAATTCAGGTTCATCATATTCGGTAAACAGTTCAACCTGTGATGTATACCAACAGTGCAAACAGCGATCGCAACTATAACAGATGTTCACGTATCCTCTGCAATCTTTGCAAACTCCTAAACCGTCACTCGTTGGTACATCGAAGCAATGGCAATATCTTTTGTCGTTAAAGTATTTACTCATCTATTTACTCACTTTCGTTTTAATCAGGTCAACTAATGCAAAAAAAGCATATAGTCCAATTCCGACTAGTGCTATTATAATAACTTTACCAATTATTGATTCAACATTCATTTGTTTAGCTCCTTTTTATAATCTATTTCTTTTTATTTATCAAGCGAAAACTCACATAAACAACTAATAAAATAATTGTTATTATAAATAATGGCGGAATAAATACAGTTACTGCAAGCCAAACAATAGATACTAAAATATAAATCATGATTTTAAGTATTAGTTTACCAGCAGGAGTTTCTTGGAACCTAAGTTCTGTATAAGTTGTTTCTTGTTCTTTTTGCTCCTCAAAAATAGTTTCCGTTTCATAATGATTACCGCAATAATCACATTTACCATTAGTAATACTTGAAGCCCCACAGGTTACGCATTGTATTAAATTCACTTTATAACCTCTATTATATGCCCTTTTAGTTTATAACCTTTGTTATAACATGCCCAAGCTGTTGAATTGGCAACTCCAACGTATCTAGATAAATCGCTGAAGCTTCTAAATTCCTTTCCATTCCATTTTACTTTAATGCCAAGAGCGCGTTTTGTATTTTCTACGACAGTTACATATTCAAGGTTTTCAAGTCTGTTATCTTGTTTATTCATATTTAAATGATCAACAGTTAAATCAGACTTACCATGAAAAGCCAACATAACAAGTCTATGAACATACATACGTTTCCCTTTTACGCGTATTATTAAATAACCATTTTTTGATTTTGTTAACCCAGTTAATTTACATTTGTTTTTCATTTCTATATAAATTTTTCCGTTTTCAAGGACTATTAAATTATCTATTTTTTTGTATCTCATTTATTTATCTCTCTTTCATTCGTTAAAGTTATTATATCAAAAAAACTCTAAGCTGTAAAGCCTAAAGTTTCAATCTATTTTGTGCTATAAGTCAATTTAAACTTCCTTTATTTGTATGATGTAATCCAAATGACTATTATCTTTTACTGAAAAAGCTTTTCTACAATCTTGGCATTCAAATAACACATAGTCATCGTTGTAGTCACAACTAATCACATTTTTGCTATTACAATGAGTGCACTTTATAATATTATTCATTTTTTCATTACACTCTTCTGAACAAACCATAGGCACGTCTAAGTCTTCCAAGCAGTCGTATGCTTCCGGGAATACTTCTATTTTTTCTCCACAACATACACATTTATTATAAAATTTCATCATTTTTCCTCTTTCCTTAACTTGATGTACTAAGTATAACAAAAAAACTCTAAGCCGTCAAGCAAAAAGTTTTTATTGTTAATTATTTTTCTTTCAATTTATTCTTGAACCAGATGATTCGTTCTTTGAACCAAGCGTCAACTCCTTCAGGACGTAGCCATTTCCCTTGCTTCACACCGTTTTTTTCCATGAACTCAATCACTTTAGTTGGAGTTTCTAGGTCGTCCCACATAGTATATTGTCTTGCTGAATTGAATTTGCTAAACATTTCAAGTGTTTCGATGTAGCTATCTTTCAAAAGTTCCGTATCAAGCAATTTTTGGGCTTTCTCAGCACGTTTAGCAAGTCGTTCGTTAGCTTGTTCCAGTTGCTCTTTTTGACGCTGTAAACTCAAGTTATTATTGATGTAAGCAATCTGCTGTGCATGTCGTCCAAGTTTGCCTTGTGTATTAAGCTCAATAAGTTTAGCTAAACCCTCGCCAAGAATTTCATCAGCTACAAGATTATACTTGTATTTTTTATTTGTGTTTCTTACGTAGTTATCAAGCGTTTGTTTGATTTTAAGTTTTTTGTGTAGTTCTCGTAGTGTTGTCAATTTAATACTCCTTCATATATTTTACCAAACTTCAAAGCGTTAATTTTCACTAACTGTTTCAAGTCTGATATGAATTGCTGTTCTCCGTCAAAGTCAAATGGCATTGATACGTTTTCCTTGATCCAAGTGAAAGCTCCGTCAAAGTCTTGTCTTAGTAAGCTCATCTTATCCACGATGTCGATAATTTGCTCTTTTTCTTCTGCTGTATACATGTAACCAACTTTCTAGAAAGGAAGTTCTGATTCATCAACTTCAATCGGTTCAGATTTTCCAAATAAGTCCTGTTTAGCTTGTGATTGACTATTGTTATCATTAGAGATAAATACTTTTCCAACTGTGGGAAAAACAAAGTTATAATTTACATATTCGCCTGATTCCTTAGCTTGTACACGACCACTGATCGTTACTATGTCCCCTAATTGAATGAAGTCAGGCAAGAACGCTGAACCGTAAGCAACTTTTACATTCGAACCTTTTTCTTTTTCAAACAAAGGAACTGAAATAATTTTCTTATCGCCTTTTGCTGTGTTTACTGTACGTGTATTTTTTTCGTTTACTTGTGCTGTAACTGTGATAATTGCCATTTAATTTATTCTCCTTTTTCTGCTTCTTGCTGTGCTAACCAAATCGTCATGATATCGGTAATTTCTTTTTTAGTCTTATTTTTCAAACTGTCAATATTTTGGTATCCTAGTTGTTCAGCTCGTTTAATAAGTGGCTGGATCTCTCTAAGTCGTTGCTTTTCAGCTTCAAGTTCTTTCTGTTCTTCTGTCAAGTCGGGAAGGTCTTCGTTCGCATAAATGTATAGCCCTAAACCATGACGAGCGATTGCCTTAACTAGTCCACGCTGAATGGCTTTATTTACGTCCATTGAAGTAATTTTTTCAAGAGGGATTGACTGGTTTCGATAGTCCATCACGGGAAGATACTCAACGTGTTCTAACCCCTCAATAGTCATACCAACCTTAACCCAAGCTGTGCGACCGTCTGTGTGATAGTTTAACCCTTGTTCATTTTCATAAACTTTACTGTTAGCTTCAGGATAAACTTTTTTTACTTCTGCCCAAGCGAACGCCCAAGAGAGATAATCGAGATTGTTCTTTTTACTTTTCTTGTCATTTACATTGATGATGCTTAATTTTTCGTATACGCTCATTTTTTTCTCTTTCTACGATAAATACGTTCCCTTGTCTTGTAATTTCGATATGATACTTAAGCATAGGCAGGATCCAACCGTCTTCCCGATAATCCCACAAGTCATTTATTAAACCATACAGGCACTCGTTAGGCTCCACTCTATACTTTACTTCGTTCATTTCTTCGAGCTCTTTAGACAGCTTTCTGACGCCTCTAGCATAGTGTTTACTAGCTTTTTCTTTTGCTTTTAAACTTTTGAAGTTGCTTTCCATAAATGAAATTCCTGATGTCTTCTTTCTGCTGTTTTTCCTCTTTATCAGACCAGCCAACTTTTTGACCTTTTCGCTTGCCACTTTGATAAACTCGCCTGTTGTCATCAGGAAAGCCATTTTTCTCGAAGTATATTCGAGCATATTCAAAGTAATTTAAGCTGTTGATGTACTGCTGACTATCCTTTTTGTGATAATTAAGAGTTATAGACCGCCTTTCAGCTAGTGATTCAAAAGATGTTATCATACTTCGTCTTTATAAAAACCTAAAAGTTCCAAGGCTTTATATTCTTCGCTATCTTTTTTAACTTTAAGGGCCTCTTCTTTCTTGTCTGTTAATTGTCTAAAGTTTCCAGCATAATATAAAGGAAAATGACTGTTTACAGAATAGTTATAAAAATTAAATTTAGGTTCAGCAATTTCATAACCGTTAATTAGAGCGTTTAGCATTTTTTCTCTCTCACTTTGTTCAAACGGTCTATCATCATAGTCATAAACTTTTCCATTACCGTCTTTAAGATAATGGTTAAATCCCCACCTACTAATATAATAGAAAGCTGTATCCTTGATTTTTCCATCAAAAGTTTCAAGATAATCAATTTGTTCTTTCGTTAATTTAACTACCATTTGTTAGTTCTCCTTTATTTCTATATATACTATTATACCAAAATTATTTATTATCATCAAGTATTAGATGATATTTTTTTATTTATTTCTACTTTTAATTGCAATGCCTTAATCAATGCACGTTTAGAATAGTCATTTTCGCAAGCTGTATGCAATTTTTTTGACTGTCTGACTAGAAATTCAGCACGTCCAAGCCATACTTTGAAAAGTTCATCATTGTACCATTCTGCTTTTACAATTTCATCTAATGCACGATATAACCAGCCATACACTTCAGTATGTAAAATAATAGCTTTATTTTCATAATTAATCATTTTCTATTACTTTTCCTTGCTCTTTAGCTAAGTCTAAGAAAGCCTGTGCCGATTCTTTCGTCGTTTCGATTGGAGTTTCGGCCTTTACTTTTTCAACTAGTTCGCTATCTGGTTCTTTTTTTGATTTATTGACGCAAGTGAACACCGAATCAACGTATGAAAAGTTTAAATCATCGTCAAACTGATATCCACGCGCTTTGACTGATAACTTAGAGAAGTCGTTATGCTTGCCACGTTTAGGGCTTAACATTAACATAAATTCTGCCCATGCTGTAAGAGTAGAACCACCCAAGGCATCGCTAGGCTTTACCATATATGCTTTATCGTCCATTGAGTTTGCATAAGCTGATTTGTTTGCATGAGCTACCAGTAAGAAAGTTACATCTTGAAAGAGCAACTTCAAGCGTGTAATTCTCCTAAGCATTGGCTCGAAGTCTTTACTGTAGATAATATCGCCATTTCTTAGCATTGTCATAAGGTTGTCTAAAATAACGAACTTGATGTCATTTTCTTTGATATACTCATATAACAAATTCATGTGATTGGAATCATCAAGCATAAACTCTCCGCCTGTCAAAAAATGTAAGTCTTCTGGCGCATTATCTTTATTTCTAAGCCTTTTGTTTAACTCTCTGTCCGTGTCCTCATTGTCGATGTATAGTGTCTTACTGCGCTTTGTGTCATAACCAAAAAAAGGTAACCCTTGCGACACCATTAAAGCCATATGCATTGCTAGAGAACTTTTAAAAGACTTAAATGGTGCTACTAATATTCCAGCTTGTGAGCTAGGCATTAACGTATCAATAAGCCAGTCATCTTTTAAATTTATTAAGTCTTCACGCTCTTTTAAGTGCTTGGCTGTCTGTACTTTATTAAATATGTTAGTCATTTTTTTCTCCTTTAGTATATAATATCAAAAAAGACTTGAAAAGTCAAGCCTTAATTCCATTTCTTTCTTTTATGAATTTGTTTATACTATCTTGATTTAATCGTTTAGATATTTTTATTAGATTAGTTTTAGCCATTTCGCTTTTATTCTTTTTATTTTTCTTTCTTAAATCACTAGTTTTTTGTTTGCATTTACGACACTTTAAATGACTTAAACCACTAGCTTTTCTCATTTCCTGACACTTAGTACATTTATTTTTCATTTTTTATTTCTCCTTTATTATATTTATATCTTATCATTTCTTTTTGTATTTGTCAAACATTAAGTTTTTCCCCCCGTCAAGTAATTACTAGAGATTCTTGCTTGAAAGTTAATTTGTTATTTGTCGTAAGCTCTAATTTAGTGTAATTACTCCGCTCATTTAGTTTTACGTGCTGTGAATTGGCATAAACTAATCAGCACAACCTGTCAGTAAATACTGCAATTTCAGTAAGTAAGTCAAACAACGGCTTTCAAATAGTATAAAACTAAGACACCTTAAACTTAAATACTTATCTCTTATAGAGTTACATGGGGTTTATGTAATCAGGTATTCTCGACTTCATAGCTTACTCAGCTCGTTTTGATGTTTATCACATCGCTATACTTTCGTACCTCAACCGCCTATGGGTTATATATTCAATTACATAGATAATAATAACATAGACATTTTCACTTGTCAAGTATTATATACTTATATTTTAACATATCACATTTTACACTTTGAGTTATCCTATGTTATGTAAATTATTCTTGTTTTCTTAAACCTTTCACAATTCCAGTACAAGATAAAAAGATTATCAAACACTCCGGAATTCCTTTAGAAATCTTACAAACAATAAGCTAATTGCGCTTACTGATATCATACTTTACAAACAGGACACTCAATGCACTTACATTCTGTCACTTCTAGTCAAATTACGGTTAAGCGTAAAACAAAAGCCCTAAGGGGCTGATTTATTTTTTTTAATATAATTTATTTATTTTACCCTAAATCAAAATGTATTGCTGGCTGATTGTTCCATAGTTCTAATGTTTCCTTATCTGTTGCTGGCTGATTCATGTATTCTCTGTTCATTCTAGCTCTTGTATTAGCTACTTTAAGTTTAATGCGTTTCTTGTATTCTTGCTGTCTTAAGTACATCAAATATTTATCTCTAGCCATTGTTACCTCCTATAAATAGTATAACATAAAATACCTACAAAGTCAATCATAGTTTACATAACAGAGGATAACCCAAACCTGAAAAGTGCATTTGATATAATAAGTATATCAAGTTGAGAGAGGAAAGCAAATGACAGAAGAACAGCTATTATTTAAGCAAGAAACATTGTCAGAAGTTGACTTTAACGAGTTCTTACTTAACGCTGTGGAATGTGGTTTGATTAGTCTTGATACAGCTTTAATTTTTAAGGGAGAATAAAGAAATGAATAAAGAGCATATTTTATCACAAAAAGAAGTATTGACTCCGATTGAGTACGAACACTATGTTAAACACTTATTTGATATTGGAGAACTAAGCAAAGAGCTTTATATTGAATTGAGTTCTGATTTATGAGCAAAGCATTAGCTATTGACTTTAGTACTTCTAATACTGGTTATGCGTTTCGTAATCCTTTAACAAATGAGTATGTAGTTGGTTCAATAGCAGGTGGTAAAAGTAAAGATCCTTTGGAACGTGCAAAACAAATTGCTGACGGCATAACAGAAATTATTGAGCATTACAACTTGTTTGACTACTTTATTTATATTGAAGAACCTATCATCACGTTCAAGTCTAAAGGCAATATATCACTGATTAGGGCGAACGGTTCATTCTTAGGAGTCATGCGTAACCGTCATAACATTGGGTATGTTGATATAAGTAATTCAATGTGGTGCGGTTATCACTTAATCAAAGGTAAAAGCAAAGCAAGAAAAGAACAAAGCATTGAGATACTCAAGAGCTATAACATAGTACCTGATGATGATATCAATGATGACCAAGCGGACGCCTTTTGTATCTTACTATATGTAGAAAGTCAGGATAAGTAAATGATTGTAATTAATATTGCCTTGATTATTCTTGGCATTTTATATGGTGTAGGTTCTGTTACCAACTTTAAAGAATGGTACTATCGCCATGACTATCTAGCTATTATGCTAAGTGTATTTACATCTATCTTATTGGTAGTGGCTGGAGTATTAAACGTTTTGAATTGAAAGAATAGGTGTACTGATTGATGGTACTTAAATGTTATAGAGTTGACAGCCAAGCAGAGGGTGCAAGGTAACCAACAGCCCTTTGCATATTGCGAGCATAGTATAGTGGTAATGCTACAGATTCCAAACCTGTAAACGTGGGTTCGATTCCTGCTGTTCGTGTTCTCCTTTATTTTATTATATGTTATAAGTTATAGTTCTTATGGCATATGGTAACAGGATATGGTGTTAATGGTAGCATACGTGTTTAGGGAACATGTGATGTTGGTTCGAGTCCAACTATCCTGATGAGTGGTGTATAGTCCATAGAAGAAGTGCTAAGCTTGGCACAACTATACAAACATAACTGTTTGGGCTGGTGCATGGTTATCATGGTTATGTTAGTTACCTAAAGACCTAAGGTATTAAATAGTCTAAGTGACAGCTGGTTAGAGTAATAGAATTAATGGCATACGGATAGCTACTGTGTAGGGTTCGATTCCCTACTGCTCTATATAAAGGGAGAAGTAAATGATTATATTATTATTTATTATTATGTTGTTCATTAATCCTCGTATAGCATTGTTGTTATTGCTGTTGGCTATTAACCCAGTGTTCGTATTGCTATGGCTATTGGTATGGCTTGCTATTAAACTATGAGCTAAGTAATAAAGCAATTGGGAAAAAAAGAAAATAAAAATATTTTTTTATATATATACCCGCCCCCCCAAAGTTGGTATGTTAAGGGAGATTTTCAGCACAAAGGACTCCCGGCCGCGAATCTCCCAAAAAATCAAAAAGAAAAGTTTTAGCTGGTACAATCTTGCTAAATCTTGCTAAATCTTGCTAAATCTTGCTAAATCTTAATTATAGGGCTATATGCTAATATTTTGGCTTGTGAGAGCAGAGTTACCCAAGTTGGTAAACTTATATGCAAAAGTTATTGCTGTTCTTAGAAACGAGAATATAGGCTTTAAACGATATAACCACATTTAAAAGAAAGGACAATATGCAAACACAAAACGGTGGCAGACCCACAATTTTACCTAAGATGTATGAAGAACCGCTTTTTAGTCAAATCATTGATAAAATTGAATCAGGTTGCAATGACAAAGAAATCTACACTAGTTTGCATTGTTCGGCTAAAACTTTTAGAAAGTGGCGAGATGACAATATAAAGGCGTATGACGAAGCTAAAGGTATCGCTAGGGGAAATCTATTAGAACTAGCTGAAAGTGCCTTAGCGAGCAAACTGACGGTCAGAACGCTAAAGGAAACAGAAACAATCTATGACGCTGACGGAAACGTTGAAAAAGTAAAGGTTAAAGAAAAAGAACTTGACAAAGATAGCTTAGTAGCTATGATGGTCGCTAAAGCTGGAAACCCTGAACTTTATAACCCTACTGAATGGCGGAGATTGCAACAGGAAGAATCAAGCGCTCATGACCTTAAAGCTAAAATTGAAGAACTTGACGACTATAAACTAAGTAAGTACGAAACTCCAAAAATTGAAGTACCGAAAGGTTTTGAATAAATGTATTATTTAAATAAAATGTTGGAATACAACAAAGAGAACGGCATTATTATTAACAAGTACATTCGTAAGACTATTCAGAAGCAGATTCGCATTCATAACAAGTATATTTATCGCTATGACCGTGTTACACAAGCCATTGAATGGATACAAGACAACTTCTATTTGACTACTGGTAACCTGATGAAAATCGAGCTACTACCGCCACAAATTTGGTGGTACGAGTTAATGCTTGGTTATGATATGGTCGATGAAAAAGGCGTTCAGGTCAATCTAGTCAATGAGATTTTTCTTAATTTAGGTCGTGGATCAGGTAAGTCAAGTTTAATGGCTACGCGCGTGCTTAACTGGATGATTTTAGGTAGACAATATGGTGGAGAGAGCTTAGTTATTGCATACGATAACACACAGGCTAGACACGTATTTGACCAAGTTAGGAATCAAACAGAAGCAAGCGATACATTAAGAGTGTACAATGAAAACAAGATTTTCAAGAGTACGAAACAAGGGCTAGAGTTTACTTCTTTTAAAACTACTTTCAAAAAGCAAACAAATGATACTTTACGAGCGCAAGGTGGTAACAGTTCACTTAATATATTTGATGAAGTTCATACCTATGGCGAAGATATAACAGAATCAGTCAATAAAGGTTCACGTCAAAAACAAGACAACTGGCAAAGTATTTACATCACTTCAGGAGGACTTAAACGCGACGGACTATATGATAAACTTGTTGAACGTTTCAAATCAGAAGAAGAATTTTACAATGATAGGTCGTTCGGCTTGCTTTACATGCTAGAAAGTCATGAGCAGGTCAAAGATAAGAAGAATTGGACTATGGCATTACCACTTATTGGAAATGTTCCTAAGTGGTCAGGAGTTATTGAAGAGTACGAGCTTGCGCAAGGAGACCCAGCGTTACAGAATAAGTTCTTAGCGTTTAATATGGGCC